CCTAATCTTCAAATAACGCCTGATGAAGATGTGCCTGTAATGGCGGCTAATACCCGTGCAGCGCTTCTTAAAAATATCTCGCTTAATTCAGATGCCAAGAAAATTTATAACACCTCATATGATCAAGCAATCATTGGGGGATTTGGTGCTTATCGAATTGGTCCTAAATATATTAATGACGATAGTTTTGAGCAAGAGATAATGATTTATGGTTTTACTGATCCTAACCTATGTTATTGGGATATTGCTGCGCGTCATATATGTAAAGTCGATGGTATGTATTCAGGATTCAAAACGCGTATGTCACGTCAAATGGTCAGAGATCGTTTGGGGAAAGACATTGAAAGCCAGATTGGGACGACAGCAATTACAGAAGACAGCACAATTGCATTTGCTGATGATGATTCAATAACACTGATCGATGATTATGAACGCGAAGGAAAAAAGACAAAAATATTCAAGCTTTCTGATCCTGCTGGAACGGTTGTCGATGAAGAACAATTGAAGAAATTAGAAAAAAGAATTATTGGTAGCAAAAAATATATCATCTTGAATGATGAGCCAGTTGTAAAAATAGATGAACGAGAAGTAGTTAAATATAAGATTAAGCATAGACAAATAGCAGGTGATTTTGTACTAGAAGAAACTGATTTTCCGAGTATGCAATTACCTATTATATTCGTTGACCAAAGCAGTTATTACAGCAAACAAGGCCAGCAGATAACGCGATCATTCTTCAAAGACGCAAAAGACGCGCAGAAATATCTCAATTATCTTATTACGCAATCAGCCTACATAATGAAGATATCGCGTTATGATCAATTCATCATGCCACGCAAATGTGCCTCTTCTCCTGATGCCATGCAACAATGGCGTGATCCTTCTGTAGTTAATGGTGCTCTTTACTATGACGAAACACCAAGTGGTGCAAAGCCAGAACAACTAAGACCACCGGAGTTATCACAATCATTAATACAGCAATATCAACAAACTTTACTCGATATTCAAAGCGGAACAGGTCTTTATAATGCTCAAATGGGCGATATGGGTAATGAAGTTTCAGGCGAAGCAATCGAAGGTAGAAAGCGCGCAGGGCATAAAAACACACAAGTCCCACGCAATTCAATCGATATAGCCGTTGCTACAGGCGGTGAAATTATTAATGAAATGATACCGCATATTTATGATACAGAACGTACGTTAGTTCTTCCAACACCGGAATCCCAAGAACAAAAAGTTACGATTAATAAATCAGATGAATATGGATTGATGACCGAAAATGATATGACTAAAGGTCGATTCAAGATTCGACTCAAACCAGGTATTAGTTATGAAGGTCAAAAGATGGAAGCATTGAATTCGATGCAACTTGTCTTGCAATCTGATAAATCGGGTCAGGTATTCCCAATGATCGCAGACCTATACGCTGAGAATTTGCCACTCGATAATAATTTAGAATTACGTAATCGTTTACGAACGCTTGTACCGCAAGAAATTATCCAAGCTGGTAAAACAGGCCAGCCATTACCGCCTAAACAAGATCAACCAAGTCCAGAAATGATGATGATGCAGTTAAATCAAGCTGAATTACAGCAAAGATCACAGCAAGCTCAAATGAATATGCAATTAAAGATGAAGGATTTAGAATTAAAACAAGCCGAGTTACAGCGTAAAGCATTAGAAACACATCAAGATATGACGATGGAATGGGAAAAATTAGAATCTGACAAACAAATGGCGGCTGCGGAATTACAAGAGACAATTTTACGATACAAAGCTGAAAGTGACAGAATAGGAGCTGATCTTCAAATCAATCATTCACAGAATTTAATAAAATTATTAACACATCACCCTAAGCATTTGGAACAGAAAAATATAACAAAAGGATGAGATAAAACATGGAAGCTAAGAATATAGATGACGTACTCATCAAATCAATGAGTAATCAACCTGAACCAGCACAACAACCGCAAGAACAAGTTACGTCTGTAGAAAGACCTGTTGAATCGGTGCAAGAACAGTCTTCTTCTGACTCCTTAGAAGCTAGTTCATCGGACGCACCGATGCAACAGACAGAAGAACCTACTAATTTGGTAGAAAATGATAATAAATCGGTACAGTCTCAAGAATCGCCAATTGATGAATATGGAAATCCTGTAGAAAAACCTAAGATGTATTCCGAGGAAGAAGTTCAAAATATGATACGTGATAGGTTATCTCGTGGTCGTCACGTTGAACAACAACCAACGCAACAACAAGTTCGACAGGATGTAGAGGGATTTAAACAAGACCCGAATAGTGAAGAACCTTGGGATGTGCAGTTAGAGAATTTCATCGAGAAAACAATAGATAAGCGACAAACAAAATTAGCTGAACAACAATGGCAGCAACAACAAGCACAGAAACAAGCTGAGTTCGAATCAAAATTTACTTCTGGAATGAATAAATACAAAGACTTCCATCAAGTTGTATCTGGTAAGCCTATTACAGATAGTATGATGTTAGCCACACGCACTCTTGAAAATCCCGCGGCTTTTATTTATGGCGCATCTAAACTTCACCCGCAAGAATTGACTAGAATATCAAATATTAACGATCCCTATGTTCAAGCTGCTGAGATAGGTAGATTGCATGAGCGTATGGTGAAAGAACGTAAAATGACAAGTAACGCGCCTAAACCTATCGAAGCACCGAAAGGCGATATTGTGCAAAAAAATGTAGGAAATCATCCATCTATCGATGAAAGGATAAATGCGTATGGTAGACAGAAACGAAAGTAACATTTGCTATGATCAATATTGCCGTCACGCAGGTAAATCACATTATCATGTCATGACAAACGATGGTGGATATGTAAAGTTTATTGTCGAAAAACCAAAGAAGTCTTATGATAAAATTTCAATAGGAGATGATTACAATGCCAATACCAGGTGATAATGGAAATCCCGTTAAAGAAAAAATGGATCAAGAGAAACGCGTTACTGAAGTTGCGCAAGACGGTGCTTATGTTCAGAAAGAAGTGAAGATGAATAAGCCTGCTCCTAAAGAGAAATGTATTTTTGGGGAGATTTGATTATGAAAAAGAACGGATATGACTATGATGAATGTTGTTACGAAGAAATGTCAAAAGGCGTAGGCGGTCAGAGTATGCCTTCTGAATGTTGGGACGAACCATCACGTAATAATTATGAGAATTCTCGTAAAGGTTATAATGTTAATGGATTAGACCAATCTGCTATGAAAGGCGAGAAATAATGGATAATGAACACGATCAATCTAGCGTTGCTTATGAAGATGGACCGAAGGAAGTTAATACCAAACGCGGTATGCCAGGCGGCGACAAGCAATTTGGTAAAAGCAACAAAATGCCTCAGGAAAATAAAGGATATAAGCAAGTTGAATATCCTAGTAATCCTTCGTTAAAACGATATGGAGAGCATCGATGACAATTTTTAAAAAATCTTCCATAAAAAGTTTTGATGATTTAATTTATAAAATTGATAATAAATCTATTTTACTTCCAACTGTTACATTTGATGTACCATCTAAATATTCAATTAATAATATTATTGAAGGTGAAATATTAAATGGAAAATTAATAGAAAATAAGGAATTTTCTTAATGAGCCATGTTAGATATGTCGGTCGTGTAAAAAATCCATCCGGTTTGACAATGAAAGAACAACGTCAACCTAACTATTCTATGGGTAAAAAGGAAAATGATATGCCGTTACATCCAGGTAAAAGTAAAGAAGTTATCGGTGAGAATATTGCTGAAATGGAAGAAAGTGGTCATGAACCTAAGCAAGCAATTGCTGCAACATTGAATATGGCTAGGAAATCAGGCGCTCATATTCCTGAGCCAAAAAAACATCATGCTAAGCATGAAAGTCATGGAAGACATAAGGAGCATCGATAATGGCTGAAAAATGGATTTCTGGTGCTATCAAGCATCCTGGAAGTTTAAGAAAAGCTTTGCATGTAAAAAAGGGTGAAAAAATACCTGAGAAAAAACTTAAGTCTGCTGAAAAAAAAGGTGGAAAATTAGCTAAAAAAGCACATTTAGCTGAAACGCTTAAAGGTTTTCATCATGGCGGAAAGAAAAAAGAAATGTCGCATGTATCACCTGAAAAAATTCATAGTTACGGGAAAAAGAAAAAATGAGCGGATGCCATAATACTGAACATAAATCATCATGCAGTTGTAGTTGGCATTTTGATGGGATGCAAAAAATATTAACTTCTTATCCAGGTTGTGAAGGTTGTTCTTGCAATAAAATTTTTACGATTTCTTCTAACGATAAGCCAGTTTCTCCAATGGTTGAACAAATTCAGAGATTGGAAGAAAGAATAAATAAAATTGAATCTGATAAAGTCTCTTGTAATGTCACATCAAATCTTAATTCTAAAATTGATAGGAATTATTCTCTTCTTTGTGAAAGAATTGAAAAATTAGAACAATATTATTCAGACTGGAAAAAAATGCCAAAATTTAATTTGAAAGAACTTATTGATATGAATAATGAATATAAAAATAAAATTGAAAATTTAGAAAAAAGAATTGAAGAAATATCAGGATTTTGTCATAGAAATTGGAAACATAATCATCAGCCTCATAAATGCCCTGTTTGTGAAGGACTTGGACTAAGAAATGATAAATCAAAAGTATTTGTAGACAGTGCATGCAAATCATGCGAAGGCAAAGGAATTATTTGGGGATAATATGTCAGAAGTAGAACAAATGATACAAGATTGCATTAACAGAAAATCAAAGTTAAACGAATGGGAACAAAATTTTATTCATGACTTGCAGAGAAAATATAAAGTAATGAATGCCACGGCAATGCAAATAGCAAAGCTAAACGAAATATGGGATAGGATCACATGAAAATTTTAATGGATTTGAGTTTAGTGGCAATGATGAGTTGCATTGGTATGTATTTTCTTGTTAGCACAGGGATATTAGTGCAACGAAACTTCATCACGGATTCATATTGCGATGTTCAGCCTAATGAAGTTTTAAGATTGATGAGTTAATCCTTTATACTAAAATGCTTCATAAATGGCGTCATTGGTTTGCTTATCGTCTCTTTTGGATCAAGAATAATACGCTGAATTTGTTCATTGTCATCAACGCACACATTCTTTAACATCAATTCGCCTTTTTGTAACTTCGCATACATTTCGTTGAATTCTTGTCTCTGTTTAGGGGTTAAACTGTTCCATAGAATTTTGGCTTGCTTCCGTGACATTTTTGGCGGTGCTGGTCTGTTGTTCATGTTTGATCGTCCTTGATCGGTAATAATTTTCTAAAATATGCTGAAATGCAATAATCGATTCTTCATCTTTTAAAGTAATAGGTACTTTAGGATGTTGGTTGATGTAAATCACTAAATCATTACTATATTCATCATAATCGACCAAATAAATACTATCTAGATCGATCCACAATTCATTGTGAATTTTTGTTAGCATTTTTTTATATTCCCATATCCTTTGCATTCATCACAAGCGGAGACACCCCAATGTTCAGTTGGCGCATTTATTCGAATATCTAATAATAATGTTTCAGGAGTATCAAGAGTTCCTGTTCCATTGCATTTTTCGCAATCTATGACTGGAATTTGATAATAATCACCTGGTTTATAAATAATGCCTGTTTCAAAAAAATAAACATTTCCAGTAAATTTCCATGTACTTCTGAAATTTTCATCCATAAAACACACAGGAGATGTTGAATCGATTCCTAGATCATCAACCATTTTATTATAACTATCGATTGATCCGTCATATTTTACTGCTATAAATTTTTCTATATCCATTATTAATCCTTTAATATATTTTTTCTATATCTAATACGTGCTTGTTCTAATAAATATTCTTTATTGTCATCTCTCCATTTTTTTCTTATTTCTTTATTTTTAAGAGCATATTTTCTTTGAGAAGCATAATATTTTTCTTTTTTGCATGTAATGCAATAAATATTAGGACGAGTATAAATAAGTTTTGTTTTAAAAATAACCGATGAGCAATTAGTGCATTTTGTTTCTACTAATGTCTTTGCTGCTATTTTTCTAGGAAGTCTGTTATATTTTTTTCTGGTATTATTCAAGGAACAAACACGACAATATTTATTATTGTGATCTGTGATTATATATTCATGCCCATACACACAATGAGTTTTTTTAATTCTTATTTTATTATATTCTTGAATGGATATTTTTAAATCATTTTTATTTCTTTCTTTTGTAGTTAATATCATTTTTTCTTTTATATTAGTTCCTATTAATCCTTGTTTTGATTTTATATTAAATAATTGCTTGTAAGAATCAGCATTGTGATTATGAATTTTTAAATGCAGAGTTAAAAATCTATAAGAACGTCCACATAGCAAACAA